GATGGTAATTTCGCAGCTCCTAAAAAGAAGGGACCCGTTGTAGATGTTATTAAAACTAATTACTAATGACTCATGACTAATGACTAATGACTCATGACTCATGACTCATGACTCATAAATGGTTAAACTAAATTAGTATTATTTCTTACATCCGTCGCATCAAACATAAAGTTAAATTGGTCTTCTAAATTAGTTGATTCTATATTATCATAGACGTCTCTAGGAACAAATCTATATTCTACCTTTTTTTCGACTTCCTTTTCTTTATAAAATAAATCGATATACCCTATGAGAATAAAAACTATTCCAACAAGTAAACTAGTAAGTGCGATTATACCCATTAAAATATATAAATATTATATATTTACAAAAAATCTTTGTGGTACATACACTTTTTTATTTGAATTTGAATTTGATTTATCAACACTTGCATTATCTATATTTATATTACCCGCTCCAAACATGTCACTATAATCAGATGCTAGAGATCTTTCTTTAAAGAAATCATTAAATGATGTAGGTAATGGGATGGTTTTAACAATAATTTCAGTTTTATCTAGTGAAAATTTATTTTTAGCATAATTTAATGATAAATAAATGACAATAACAAAAAGTAACAAAACGCCTAAACTATTCATTAATTATAAAAAAGAAATAAATTATACTTCTTTGACTGATGGGTCAGTTGTTCCAGAATCGGTCGTAGTTGTAACATTATCAGCGGTAGTAACCTCCTCAGCGGTGGTAACCTCCTCAGCGGTAGTAACCTCCTCATTGGTTTCCTCGACGATAGTGGCTTCAGAGAACTTAGATTTAAGCCATGGGTCTTCGTCCTCTAAGTTTTCCTGAAGTTCTTTATTTTGCTTGTCTGCTGCCATCTTCTCTTCCATAGCTTTCTTCATCTTATCTCTCTTTTCCTCCTCATAGAAGATATCACGAGACACTTCATTTTCTTTATATTTTCTCATCATAGTATTAAGGTCAGACTCTAGATATTCTTCGTCTGCGATCTTATCTGCACAAGGATCCCATGGAAGCCAGAACCCAACCTGACCAACAAAGACATGGAATGATCTGTCTTGGCGCTGCAACTCCTTGGCTTTGTTATCAGCCTCTTGTCGTGTATCGAATACACCACGAACTTTCAGCCCTCTTACAGTTGTTTTAAAGTCGCATTTCTTGCTATATTGCGATTCAAGTTGTTCGCCATATTTATATTTGAAATCTTCGAAAGTAGATGCGAATTTTTCATAGGTATATTTCAAACTTTTCTGAAGTTCACCAACGATTTCATCTTGAATGGTGGTTTTAACATCATCTGATGATTTGAGAACCTCATCCAGTCTATTCTCTAACTCCCCGCATCTCTGTGTCATGTATTTGCTAAACATAAACAGTTCCTTTTGTGCCAAGACATGTTCAGGTGAAACAAATGAAACACATACATAGTTTTGTCCTGGAATTGGATTATCTACTTCCAAATAGTCAGTGGTATCTTTATCTGTCATTTATAGTAATTTAATAAATAATACTTTTAAATACTTTTTTGTTAATTAATATTATATGATAAATATTCGTGAAGTTATTAGAAGGTTAATAAAATATTTAGTATTGGTCTTAGTAGTAGGATTTGCGGCGGTTTCAGTGCCCAAAAACAGACTTGATAATATGGAGGTAGTATGGATAGCAATTATAGCGGGAATAATGTTTTCTATACTGGATAGTGTAACACCATCAATAAAAATTAATATTGAGAAAAAAGTATAATCACTAATCGCTTTCAGGAACTTGATCTAATACTTTAGTGCTTCCCTTTTTAATAAATTTTAATTTGGAAGTTGTTTCGCTACCTAAGAATGGTTTAATTAATTTATAGAATAGTTTAAAGATTATTGTAACATTTTTGCAGTAAATTTTGTTAATAATATACTCGTATTTTTCGTCAAAAAATTTAATTAATTCTTTAACAAATTCTAAATCTATATTAGAAAAAATAATCTCTTCGAAGTCGACTACTATATTTACAAATAAATTTTTTTGTTGGCTAACTTGTATTTTTTTAAATCCTTCCATAATATGAATCATTTTTTCAATTAAATTTGTATAGTCTTGACACTTCTTAAAGAATTTGGAAATGATGTGAATAGTAGTGTCTTTCACTATAACTAATTTATCTAAATCTAATTGATTAGAACTTGTCAATACACAACCTTTTGCCATTATTATAGAACAAATAAAAATTTAATACAATATAAACCTACATATATTGGATAATAAGTATAAATTAAATACTTGGAATATATTGCCATTTTAAATGGGCACATATTTTTTTCCAAATTTGGTCTTGCTGATGTAATTTTTCTCTGCTTTTTAGTAACATAAAACATGGTAGAAACTCATCCATCTCTAAAAGTTGCACGAATTTGTGAAGCACATAAGAATATGATAAAAAGTTTTTTCTATTTGGTGGACAAAATTTATGAAACGGTAACTGAATTTCCTTAAACATACGCCGTAATTCCTCTTCAGTTTCACGAGACATAACTGGTGGTGGAATACCATTTAGTTTATTAATTATATGAGGAATATGTTCATAATATTTGTTTTTCTTTAGCTTCTTTAATATTTCCCTTAACTTCTGGGGCGATAAGTCAGACATATCTATTAACCTCTCTTTCTTTAGTTCGATTATAATATTATCATATACGTCTTGTGGGATATCGGTTGACTCTTTCGCTTGAAATTGTGCCAACCATTCATTAAAATGGTTTATACGTTTGTAAGCAAAATAAGAAACTTCTCTAGGAGGGTCTTTATAACTAGGTTTATCGGAATCTACTAAAATCGTCGTTTCTTCGCCACAAGAATTACATATAAGTTTGCCATCGGATATGTATAATGTTTTTTCAACACTACAATCTTGACATATGTCAAGAAGAGTCTTCTCATTTGTTAAGACAAAATTAGTATCTGTTTTTATCATATACTGATCATAAATATTGGCTCTCGATTGAAAAATGTGATTATTTTGGTGTTTAATAGTAGGTTCCTCATCACCAGAATCGGACGATGTATCAATTATACCTTTAAAATATTCCATAACAGATTTGGTATTAGCGGAAGGATGTTTTTTCTTTAAAGTATTTTTTTTTACATTACCATTAGCAATATTGTTGGTGACTGTATAGTATTGAAATAGTAAATTTCCAGTATCTAAGAAATAATCAATATCTTCGCTTTTCGATTTAATATTTGTTATTCTGGTATCTATATCTCGTATATTATCTAATATTGTAAATTTATCATCCAGTTCTTGGTCAGATAATTCTTTTAATTTCTTTTTATTAATCATTGCCAACTTTTTTTTAAGAATGACTAATTCCATTTCCATTTTTTTCAATCCAGACTCATTTTGATTAAATTGTTTAATTTTATCATTATGTAATGCATCAAGTGTCACTCTAGACGTAATGTCTTTTTTTTTAACTTTATTTTTAGTTTTAAATGACGACATTCTTTAAATGTTAATTATACAAAAACTATCTGTATATCCTTAAGTATTAAACTTAAAGGGAAAAATATTTTATTTCAATAAACTATATGGCCGGTGGATTATTACAGTTAGTTGCGTATGGCGCACAAGATGTTTATTTAACGTCGAATCCTCAGATTACCTTTTTCAAAGTAGTTTATAGAAGACATACTAATTTTTCAATCGAAGCAATAAAACAAACGTTTAATGGCACCGCAAATTTCGGTCAAGAGGTGTCTATTACTATTCAGCGCAATGCAGATCTAATTCATAAAATATATTTTCAAACAGATTTACCATCCGTAAATGTAAGTAGTGGTTTAACCGCGTCAACTACAAAACATAGAGCGTTTAGATGGCTTAATTGGATAGGACATGTTTTACTTAAAACAATCGAGGTGACTATAGGTGGTCACCGCATTGATAAACATTATGGTGAATGGCTTCATATTTGGAATGAATTAACATCTAACCCAGCAAAAGACCAGGGGTATGCTGAAATGGTTGGAAACGTTCCAAAATTAACACAAGTATATAGCACGAATACGCATAACGCGTGCACAGTTCCATCACATACACTGTTTATTCCATTACAATTTTGGTTTTGTAGAAACCCTGGAATGGCACTCCCACTAATCGCACTTCAATATAGTGATATTAATATAAACATAGAACTCCGCCCACTAAAAGAATGTATTTGGGCAGTCGAACAAAGTGCTTCAGACACATATAATTCATTATCACATGATATAAATGCGATTGGTACACAAACATTAAATTTATCATCCACCAATTTATGGGTTGATTATATATTTTTAGATACAGATGAGCGACGTAGATTCGCTAAAGTCGCGCATGAATATCTAATTGAAACCTTACAATATAATGGTGGGGAAACTGTAACAACCAGTAACTCACAGATAAAGTTAAATTTTACTCATCCAGTAAAAGAACTTATTTGGGTAGCACAACCATCTAATTATTTAAAAGAAGATTATACCCAATCACGCGCAGGTAGACAGTATTTTAATTTTACGGACCTTTGGGATTATAGTGGTTTCACGGGAACCCCAGAACCAAAAAATGGCACTGGTATGCCAGGTGGTAGACTAAATCATAATCAAAATGGCGGATTTAGCGAAGTATTAGTGGGAGGGCGACTCGATTCAACGAATGATTGGGCGAAAACAAAAGCAACAATAACATCAACAAATGCTGGATATATCGATATTGCGCAATATACAAAACCACAAACTGTTAATACATATAGCAATCGGTATGGACGTTGGAGCCATAGCGGAGGTAATAGGGTTGATTCTGGCGACAATCCTATATCAAATGCCAAGTTAGTTCTAAATGGTAATGATCGATTTGCGGAAAGAAAGGGTTCTTACTTTAATTTAGTCCAACCATATCAACATCATAGCAGTATTCCAGCACCAGGTATTAACGTGTATTCATTCAGTCTTAATCCAGAAGACCATCAGCCAAGTGGGACATGTAATTTTTCGCGAATAGATAATGCGTTTTTAAACTTAACCTTATCTACTAATGCACTAAGTAGCACCATTAATAGTGGTAATTCGCATGTTAGAATATATGCCACTAACTATAATATTCTTAGAATTATGAGTGGACTTGGTGGGTTAGCTTATTCATAAACATATTCATATTCATATTCATATTCATATTCATAAATTTTGTTATTATTTAAATAGTTTATAATTTAATGGAGTGTTCTATATGTTTAGATGAATTAGAACCCGAAAATACGAGCCTTATACATAAAAATGTGACTACACTTGTATGTGGTCATTTGTTCCATAAAAAATGTATAAAGAAATGGTTACATAAAAATAATCAATGTCCCTATTGTAGAACCTATTTTAAAACTAAGTTTAGGGGTTACGTCACTACACGTGGAAATTATCTGGGTTCATTTGCCTCCATAAATATTGATAGTGATACTAAAGAAATACCATTAACCATTTATAATATAATATGTAACAAAAGAGAACTATTGTTTACTAGATTTAATGTTATTTCTATTGAATATAATTTTAAAAATAGTATTTATATAAAATATTTTAAAACTTTGTATGGTGAAACAAAAGAATTAG